GGCGCGCCAGCAGGTCGGCAGAAGTCAGGGCGCTTTTAGCGAGGCGAAGCGTCACGGCACGGGACTCCTGCGATCATCCAGACGCCAGGTTGTTCCTGGCGGCTGGTGATGGCAAGAGCCGATCAGGTCGCTGCCGGCGAGATTCCGCCGAGCCACGCCACCTTGACGGTGGTGGCCGACGTGCTGGCGGTTTCCAGAGCGACGGCGTTCATGAGAACGGCGCCGGTCGAGGTCGCAGGCTCGGCCTTGTTTGCTTTGACGTAAACCTTGTCACCAAAGGCAAAGCTATTGCTGCCTCCGGTGTTCTTGACCACCTCCACCGCATGGGCGCGATGGGCGACCAGGCAGGTGGCGGCGGCGGCCTTGGTTTCCAGGGCCACCACATAGGAGTCAAGGATAAGGTAAATCTGGCCCTTGGTGTAGCCACCAGTGGGAACGGTGACGCTAAACACACCGTTGTCGTTGTTGATGTCTCCAGCAGCCATGGCTGTGTTCTTTCTTGGGTTTGGGTTTAGAGGTTAGAAGGATCAGGTCGTGCACTGCTGGGCGGCGAAGATCGTGCTGGTGCCGGCGCTGTTGGCCGCCCAGAACATGTCGGCCTCGAACGGCATCCACATCTTCCACTTGCGCGCGCCGGTAGCGCCGGCGTCGAACTCCTGCACCTGGATCGTCTCGTATCCGTTGATCTTCGAGAGGATCAGGCCGGTGGCGAGCATCGGGTCCGCGATCAGGTAGTAGCTCGTGGTCGAATTGCCGGTGATGGCCGACGCCTCCAGCCAGGGCGACACGACCAGTTCGTACTGGCCAAGCACCGCGTTCTGGACGGTTTGACCAGGCGCCACCGACAGCAGGCCGGCCAGGTAGTTGCCGGCGGTGGGGCCAGCAAACACGAAGCGCGGCATGTTCGCGGTGGGGGTGCCATCAAGGCCAACTTTGTTGGCCAGGGCAGCGGCGCCCTTGCCGATGTTGGCGCGGGAGGCGGCCAGCGTGTCGGAGGTGGTCCAGACCGGGGTGCAGCCGCTGGTGGTGTTGTTCGTCCAGGTGCTGGCGTCGGTCGTGGCGATGCCGCGGAGGAACTTCTGCACCAGGCGGCGTTCGATGGTCTTCTGCGCGATGGGGCCAGCCTGGCGCAGCGCGCGGTCAAACTGCGCGGTGTCGTCGCTGATCAGAGCCTGGAGGGACAGGCTGATGGTGCCGCCCCACATCTTGGCGACCGAGCTATAGGCGCCCTCGGTCTTGGCCAGCTCGGGGAACGCGGTGTTCTCGGCGGTCTCGACCAGATTGCCGACGCCCAGGCCGCCGACCGTGTAGGTCTTGAAGTCGGGAACCATCTGCGTGTCGTAGATGGTCGCGCCGCTCTGGCCGGTCAGACCCTTGGGGGCCTGCTCGAATCCCTTGGCGACGATTTTGGCGATGGAGTTGAGGAACACGAAGTTGGGGAAGCTCGACGTAATGACGCTGGCGGGCGCATCGCGCATGCCGCGCACCTGGCTGAGTTCGCCAAGGGCAAAGTGCGCCTCGTCGCGCTCGCTCCAGTCCTCGGTGCGGATGCCGTTCTTGCGGGCGAAGCGGGCGGCCATGCGGCGCAGGCTCATGCCGGCATAGGGGTTGCCGTTGTCGGCGGACTTGCCGTAGACGCGGGCCTCGTAGGCCTTGGCGATGGCATCGGCCTGCTTGTCGGCATCCTCGATGGTGATGCTGATGGCGTGCTGCGGCTCGACATGCGCGGAGGCGCGCTTGCCGATCTCGGCCAGCATCTCGTCCTTGGCGATGGCCAGGGTCTTGCCGACGTACTGCGAGGCGTCCAGCTTGAGGCTGCGCGCCAGCTCGGCCACCTGGCGCTGCTCGGCCAGTACGGCGTTGGTGATGGTTTCGGGGCTGGCCGCCGGAGCGGTCGGCGCAGCGGGAGCGATGGGTTCGCTCATGGTGCGTTCCTTGTGCGGCTCGGTGGCCGTTGGGTTGGCGAAGTCAAACGGGATCGACCGGATCCCCGCGGCGGCGTCTGCCGGGGTTGGGGTGAGTGAGAGTTCAAGGAGACGCCAGCGGCTCACCTTGACGGTGCGCGTTCCCTCGTCGAAGGTGCAGTCCTTGCGGTCGTATGAGTAGCCGACAGAGGCGCCGCGAAGTGCACCGATTTCGACGGCGCGCACGACCGGCATCTGCGAATCCATGCGGGCCGACTCGTCCAGGTCGGCGCAGACTTCCATGGCCTTCCCGCTAATCTTGAACTCGCGCAGCGCGCCAGCGATCAAGTTGGGGTTGTGATTGACCAGAAGTGCGGAGGCAGCGCCGTACTCGATTGCGCCCTCGGCGTGCGAGAGCACCTCCCGCCATCCGCCCATGTCCACCGCGTCGTCGGTGCTGGCCAGGATGTTAAGCCTGGTCAGACCAGTTGCGCCATCCTCGGCGGAACGAATGTGGACATGCGCGTTGCGCTTGAACATGCCGCCATCATCTGCACGCATCGATCGCGTGTTGCATAATCCGATGCACTAGATAATTGCCGCGCCTGTGGCAAGTATTGCGGCGGCCATCGCATCGCCATATCCGCCAACCTGGATGGGCCTCCTGGATGTTGGTTCTGCAAGGTGCGGATACCACATTTCCGGCTTGCGGGCAGGTTTTTTGCCACCAGATCCGCCTGTGTTGGGTCCGCCTGGTTGTGCGATGGCACCCCATGATCCGCCCCAAGCACCCGCCCAAGATAGTCCCCACGCGGAAGCCATTTAAGCCGGCCCCCACTCGTCCCCAACCTGGCCGGTGCCCGTCACATCGACATTATTGACCCAGCGCACATCGGCGTGCAGGTCGCCAGCCTGACTGCGCGTGGCCACCTCATCGCCAATGGCGATGATGTCTGCCGGTAGCACACCGCTGCCAGTTGCAACAACCGTGACTGGATCAGACCACGAAACGTCCACCGTGTAGCTGCTTGTGGTTGGGCTTCTTACGGGTCTCGCACCATCTGTTCTGTGTATGCGCCTGCGGGTCGTTTCTATGGCGTCGCCAGAACTGGTGTTGTCCAGTTTCCCCGGCAGAACGCTCGTGTCGTTCAAGAAGCTTCCATCAGTTTCCACCGTCCAGGCGCCCCAGAACTCCTCCATAGGGGCCTGCTGTGTCATCTTGAACTTGAAGTATACCATCAGTTCCTCAGTTTTCCAATTCCCGGAAACGTCGATATCCAGTTCGTCGTTAACGCTATCCAGGCTGAACTTTGTCTCGAACGTAGATCCGTCGAGCCCAAACGCCGTGCAGATAGTGTTTACGGCAAGCTGATCGGCCTCAGTAATTGTGCCTCCGCCTGCCGACGTAATGATGCGCGATGTACGCTCTTCATAGTACGTGGTTCCGTTTTTACGAGACTGCCGCACCTGCACCTCATCGCCAACGGTATAGTCTACGTCAGGGACAAGCGTGATTGTGTACCCTGTACCAGTCGCAAGGCTGGCCACGTAAGCTATGGTAGTGCTCGCCGTGATGTTGCGCACCAATATGGTTGTGCCATCGGCGAGGTCGGGGTTCTCCCAGGTTGTTGACAGAACCGGCTGGTCGAAAACAACCGTTGCACCAGCACTCGTGTAGGTTGGCACACTCTGCCCAAGGGCTAGTGTGATCGTAACCGTACCAGTTGTGCGCAATACGTGGATGTTGTTTACTGTCGGCGTACCTGAAAGCGTGCTATCTGTAAGGTCGAAATCCGTAACCGATACCCCAAGTTCGACATGGTAGTTACACGTAACCCCGGTCAGGTCTATGGTGCCGTTTGTAAATCCACCGCCATTGGCCGTCCAGTTCGCAGCCGCGTCGCTAGACTTGGTTGTTTTAATCGTGCATCCGTCTAGCGTTGAGCCGTAGCACAGCGCCTTGTTTGCCGAAATAACAGTTGCTCCGGTAATGTCCTGGCTATTTTGCAGATCCAAATCCTGACCAATGAGAATGGCTGAGGATCCCGTCAAGCCAGCAGTATTGCTTGTCGCCTCAAAGTGAAAGTCCACGTCAACATCTTGAGACACAATCGACAGGGCGGTGAGTGAGATATTATCAGACGCGCCAAGGTTAAGCTTTATGACGTTATCAAGGTCTTCCGCAACATACCCGTTCGTGTCGGACGGGAACGCGATTGACGCACCCTCGCCATTGAACGAAACCGGACCAGTCCCGCCGTCTCCGAGTTGGAAGGAATACTTTGCCAAAAGCTGGACACCGCCCTGCAAACGCGCAGCCGGGAAGCCGACGCCGAAGGACTTGAGCATTTCAGAGATTGTTTCAAGTGTCAGTGCGCCATGGAATGACGCCAATGGAGCGCCAGGGGCCGGGGCAAGTAGGTATTTAATATCGATGGCCTGGTTTCGGTTGGTTCCGCCGGTGTTTGCCGTTGCGTATTTTGCGTGCCCGATCCTGTTAATCTGAGCCCAATTTATTGTGCCGGAACTTGCTACAGGAGTGAGGTCTGGCAGTCGGCACAGGTGCATGTTGAAATTGTTGTATGTCAGGCGGCTTGCCGTTCGCACGAAAACCCAGTTGCCTGACGCATCCATGAACAGCGACAGGGGCGTATCCGTGACCCTCTGCTGCGACCCTGTGTTGCGGATGAATGCCATGTACAGGTTGTTCTGGAAGTCCACGTTGCCGCCAGCCAGAGTGACGAAAGCACCGTAGTATCCCGCCGGGCCTGTCGTGGCTAATTGCACCGACGTGATGTTGAGCCATCCGCCAACAAAGCCCTCGTCTAGGCTTTGCTCTGATCCAATCGAAGCTGTGTGACCCAAGGAAACGGATGTTCCCGACTGTACGGTAATCCCTTCAATAGATGCAGTCAGCGTGGATATGTCAGTTGCCGTGGTGATTTGTGATGTCGGGTAAGGGAATAGCACATCGGTCTGAGAGCCGACTGTCTTCATGTGCGCCGGCACAGCAGCGCCGCCAGCCTTGCGGAAAGCCACCGTCATCTGGCGGCCACCGTCATTTGTACCGTGTGCAAACCTAAACGTCCCGGTTGCCGCTGCGGTTTCCTGGACACTATGGGCAGCGACGTAGCCGCACGTTTGCGTTACCGAGCCGGGGTTGTCGCCGGCTCCCGTGACGAGGGTGGCGGAACCGAAACGCTGGCTCATCGTTGGGCCGGTGACGTTCGTGCCGGTGCCTCCGTCAGTGGCGCACAGGTAGCGGACGATGCAGTTTGCCGTCGTGGTGGTGACGCTTGGAGCGGTTGGGGTCGTCGTGTTTGATGTCTGCTCGGTGACTGCTGACACGTCAATGGCCGTCGTAGAGTCAATACCCGTCAGAAGTTCCGCATGCCCACACCATTCGTCGCTAGCCCCTGTGATTGTAGGCAATGAAATTGCCGACACCTTCCGGCGACGATACCAAAACGCAGTGCGGGTGCCAGAGTTGCTTGGCGCTGGGCCGTGCAATTCAACCCATCCCAAGTCTGGGTCGCTGGCATGTGATTCGGTGATCGACAGCGAGGTTCCACCACCGTCGTTCATCGCCCAAATATAGATGATGCAATCTGCCGGCTGCTCGGCGTCTGCCCACCAGCCGCGAAACGTCGGGTTGGTGGCCGCAGTGCCATCGGTGTGCAGGCGGAAGAAATTAAAGGCCATGGGTTAGCCCTCGCCAACCGGGGTCATCAGCACGCTGCCGTCGCGCTGCGGCACAGCCTTGACCGTGCGGGCGGGCACTTCCACGTTGTTTGCGATGTTCACTTCTGGAGCCTCAACGTTGACGATAGGCGCGGCTTGCTGCGGGACGTTGACGTTGACCACTGGCGCAAGCTGTGCGGCCTGCTCGATGCGCACGGAAGCCGGGGCCACGTTGATGGTTGGTGGAGCGATGGACTTGCTGATGGCCTCGCCCATAACCTGGGCAGTGTCCCGATCCATGCTGATGCGTTGCTCGACCGGGACCGGGGCATGCTGGCCGCCTCTGGCGAATGCCTCAATGGCCCGTTCCATGCGCTCAAAGCGTGCGCGCTCTTCGGCGTTCATCGTCTCGCCCTCCTTGTCGTCGTCCTTCTTCTTGGTTCCCGTGTCGGCATCGTTGCCGGTCGGCACTGATTTGGACGATTCTGGAGGCGCCTGGACGGCTGGGACCTGCTCTTGCTCGCGCCTGATCTGCTCCCAGACCTGGCGGTAGTCGCCGCCACGGGCGCCAATCTCAGCCTCGTAGGTTGACAGCTTGGCCGCGATGGCCTCACGTGCGGCCTGGATGTCCTTGAGCGGGTCCACGTAGGGCTGCCCATCTGGGACAAGGCGGTACTTGTTCGGGTCGATGACGACCCCGGTCATGGCCGCCAGGTATGGGGCCGCCACCTTGTAGAGTGCCCCGATGGTGCGATGCCCCACGAGTTCCCGCATCGGGGCCAGTAGGCGCTGGGTGTCCAGCATGTCGGCGCGCATGCTGCTGTAGTTCGCCCGCGAAACATCGCGGTCGAGGAATCGTTGCGGGATGCGCAGGGCGGCGGCGATGTCCCCGCGCAGCATCTGCCGGAAGGGGGCGATCTGCTGGGATGGGCGCGTGTGCCCAAAGGCGTTGACCTTCTCGCCAGGGTACAGGCGCACCACGCTGCCCAACCCTACGTTCTGCACAGGGTCGTCCGTGTCTCCGTGCTCGGTAGTGTCAAGCGATGAATGGTATTCCGACTCAACTGCAATGCCTATGGACGCCGTGATTGCCGCCGCCTTCAGTTCCGCGTCTACAAGATCACGCTCGTTCATCAGCGTTTCGATGACCGGGGCAAGCCATGGCTCGCCTCTGGCCTGCAATGGACGCTTCACCTCAAAGCCATGGATGATCGAAGCGGCAAGCACCTTCTCAGGCTTGCCCATTTCCGGCGGCGCCAGGTAGTAGGCGACCGGCCGGCCGTACTTGTCCAGCTCGATGCCGGCGGCCAGGGTGCAACCGTTGCTGGGCGCGCTGGCGTTTTCCTCGGAAAGCCATTCCCCCTCAAGCGGTAGGACGCGCAGCGGGATCGGTTCATCAATCCCAGATGGCACGATGCGCCAAATCCACTCGCCAGCGGTTGGGAGTTCTCGGACGGCCAGGTGCTGGAGTTCGTAGATATCGCAACCGTTGACGCCAACCGTGCGCAGCCAATCGTAGAACAATGTCCTGACGAGGATATCCGACGCCTCGTCTCCTGTTTCCGGCGTCAGGTCGATGCCCGTGCCCACGATCAGGCCATCGATGGCCAGCACCCCGGCCCGTGCTGTCGGGTTGTTCCGTTCCAGGTGGCGGCAGTAGGTGCGGAGCTGCGACAGGCTGCCATTTAAGAGCTGGTTAGCGCTGGCGCGATTGGCAAACATCGCAGAGCGGTCGATGACCTTCCGGCGCGGGTCGGTGGCGTTGTACCCGCCACCAACGAATCCGCTCAGGGCGGTAGCAACAGGCGACAGGATTGCTTGCAGCGTGCTGCGGACCAGGCCGATTTTGCGCCGGTTTTTCATTTAGCGTAGCCAGTTGATGCGGCCACGGGCGAACATCGGGTCAGACCCGTTCGCCCTGCCTAGTTGCTGGTAAAGCCGGTCAAGGCGGGTCTGTAGCCCGTTGCGGTCGATAGAACGCGATGCGCCGTCAGCAGTAACCGACGACACAAGGCTGTCCGTGCTCTGCAAAAGCGACTCGATCGCATCTATTTCAGCCTGGATTGATGATGCGCTGCGGGCCATTGCGCACTACGTTACCTGACGCCTCACCTGTGGGTGCATGTTCACATGCACTAGCCTATAACCCTGATCCGCTTGTAGTCCTGGGCGATTGCAACACGCACTCCACAGGCGCGGCATCGCTTTCGGTGCTCGCCCGTGCCCGGCATAGACCCGATAACAACCCATTGCCCCTGCCTTGCTGCCCCACAATGTGGGCATTTCACCAGGTATTCTGGTGGCGGTTGCACCATGACGCGCTCAACCGGCTGCGGCGGCGTTGGCTGGACTCGCTTTTCTGGCGCTGCCATGCGGTTTTGTGGTTCCTTCATGCTACCCCCTGATGACGATAGTGGAGCCCTGGCGTTGCGCCCAGGCGATGGATAGGTCGAGGTCGGCGCGCTCTCTGCGCCACCGCTCTAGTGTGCGGTCTGCGTCTTGGCCGGCATAGCCGCTGCAATCCTCTGGTGATAGCGGATCTCGCAGGTATGCGTCCAGGCCCCACATGACGATATTATGGGCTTTCAGGTGCACAGCTACGGCAATTGCCCCCTGCACAGACCAGTTGGCCGGCTTGCCTAGATCGGTCCAGCCAGGCAACAGGTCAAAGCGCATCACCTGGCGCCACGACTCCGGTATGGGCTCCTGGTTTTTCATGGTCCACAGCTTGGTGGGCGTCAATTCCCGAAGCGTTCGCACATCTCCAGAAACAACGGCATCGTGATCCACCACAAGCGCCGCGCGGTTGACAGCCAGGACAAGCCGTGATCCGCGCGTGTCTGCGCGCTTTGCGCTAGGGCCTGCGCTTACAATGTGAATTGTCATCCCTTCCCCCGCGTGAATACCGGCCCATGCCATGATTCCAGAATGGACAGCATGTGCGGTGCCAGCTCCTGAGCATGGGCCAGGTCTTCCTCTGTGTCGATGTCAAGTGCCTGCGCCCATGGTGGCAGTTCCAGGATTGACAGCGGAGACTCCCACCGCTTCCCCTGCATCGCATCCTCGTATCGTGTCACCTGAACCGCGTTTATTTCGCACATGACGTGCGGCATGCTCTGAGACCGTGGGTAGTTGTAGGCGTCCCATCCGCACGAAACATCATCTCCGTTATCGTTCCAGATCCAAGGATGGCTGCGCGCCATAGTCAACCCTCCGTTTGTCCCATTGGCTAGCACATGCGCAACCAATCGTTCCATGATCTTGGGTGATCTGGCCATAACTGCTGGTTGCAAAGTGACCACATGCGTGCATGTGAATGGCAGCCGTGTGAGTGCCCACCTCACTACGCCCTTGATGTCTGCCGTAGCCGTTGACAGTTCTTCAGGTTGGCGAAGGAATGCGGTGTTGTTGTTAATACGATACACAACGCTTTCATCGTCGCTTGTAACAACGACTTGATCGCATACCCCGCTTTCCTTTGCGCAGTCTATTGCGTGCTGTATGAGTGTCTTCCCGTTGACAAGCCGCAGGTTTTTGCGGTGAACCCGCTTGGATCCCATGCGCGCAGGTATAATTGCGATAATGCTGGGTTTCATGGCATGTCCAGAATGAGCCAGAAGCGGTGGCAATTGATCTCTTCGACCCTTATCCTACCACGCCAATATAGTGCAGCGACAGCCTCCCACCATTCCGGTGGTCTCTGTGTCGTGTGCAATTCCACCTCTTCGCCATTTACAATGTGCACATCGCTCATATTAGCTATCGACCATACGTGCTTCCTTGCCATTGGTGTTGCCATATGCATCGTGCTGTGCACCTCGTTCATGGTCAAATGCTCCATAACGTCGATTGAAACGATGGCATCGTAAAACTCTTCAGCATTTACGGTGCCAGTTGCTGGATCTCCACACGTCCAGTCGATCCCCAGCGCACGCATGGTGCGTCCAAGCTCACCACGCCCACAGCCGATCTCTAGCACCTTGTCTTCATGGTCAAGGTAGCGCATGATTCCAGCCGCCCTTTCCAATTGCCCTTTGAGCATGTAATCTGTGTTGGCATATAGCCAGCGGTAATCGTCTAGCGTTGCGTTTCTCATATGGTTTTGATTACTCCGTACCTTCTTGGTGGTGGTTTCGGACCGTTTAGATTTATCACAGCAAGCGCCCAGGCATAAACAAGGCAGTCCAGCAGGTGGTTATCACGCCCAGGGCGCTTGACCCATACCCCATGCTTGCTGTCCCACACCTCGGCGCACAGGTGGCGGATCAGCCAGTCCCCGGCCTCCTGGCCGCGTGGCAGCAGCCCGGCCCCTGGTTCCCCTGGTTCGCGGGCAAGGGACTTGGCGATTTCCGCCTTGATGGCTCCACCGTCCAGGAATAGCCAGGGCGTCCCATCGTCCTGCCGCCTGTCCTCGGCCCAGGATGGCAGGTGCCGGTTGCGGTCCTCGTCCTTCCGGCCGCTGGCCCTCCGGTGGTCGCCGCGCACCATCCTGTACCCTCTGGATCTAGCCCATGGGATCACCAGATCAGGAGAATAGCCAACGTCTATGCCGATGGCGTTAGCCTTCCCCACTCTCAGGATGCGCTCATGCAGGGCATCCAGGACGGCGCGCTGCTCGACCGGAGACGGCTCGGCCTTGGGATCGTTCGTGGCACGGTGGCCCCAATCGATTGCCGCCCACGACAGGTCATTGCGCATCGCAATGGTGATGTGCCAGGCATCGCGCTTGCCCATGTCGCATCCAACCGTGATGACGCCATAGCCGGTCGGCACTTGCCCGCGCTCATGCGGTGACTTGCTGCACCTGGCCGCCTGGGCCATCTCGTTCGTTGCCGGCACCTCGGCGTCGTCTTGGGACTCTGGCCGGCACCACTGCTTGCGAAGGTAGGTGTTCCATTGGCTCATGTCGCCGCGTTCTCTGGCCGCCATGGCCGCACGGTGGTCGCTGGCCAGCATGTCCATCAGGCGCTGAGTCTTGCCCGTAGCCTGGTCGGGGTATTCCCAAAAGTAGTCCAAAGCCGTGTAGATAACGCCAAAAACCTCTGCCGATTCGTTCCCGTGCCGGTATTTCCCTGCGTTTCTGGCCTTGTGCCGGTCCTCTTCTGACCACACAACCCCGCACGCAGGGCAGGCGATGGCCGCACGCTCGACCAGGAAGTTTTCGAGATCGGGGACAACGTACTCGTGGCAGTGCTGGCACAGGTGCGCCAGCCTGGTCTTGGTGGACTCCTCGTAGATCTCCAGCGCCGGGTGCAGGTCGCGGCCTTCCCTGGAGTTTACCGTTGTGGCAATTACCCCTCCACCAGCAGCCCCGTAGCTGGCCGTGCGCTTCATGGCCAGTTTGATCTGGCCGGCGTCAACCGCGTCGTCAGCCTCATCGATGCCAAGGCGGGCGCATGGGTTGCTTGCAATCGAGGTTTCCGAACCGCCCTTGCCAAGCGCCATCGCGTAAAAGCTGGACAAGCGCCGACCGCTGGCAGGGTCGCGCACCGCCATCGCAGCTGGCCGGCCGCCACGAGACCCCGGCCCCTTGGGCGGGAAGAACTGCCGGAAGCTGCCAGCCTCAATTGTCGGTTGCAGGTCGCCGGCCCACTTCTGATTCAGTTTGTCCAAGTTGGGCATGACCCAGCCATAATTTACACGCGCTTCGATCAATGCGTGCAACAGCGGGATCAAGATCCCGCACAGGGTCTTGCCGCGCTGAGATGGTGCGATCAGCAGATGCCAGCGGTGACGCTGTGCGGACAGCTCTTGCAGCCACAGATCAATGGCGCGCTCTGCCATCGGGTTCAACTTGGTGCCAGACAACGGGCCGCCAACCAGCACGATATCACAGGCCAAGTCGTACACGCTGCGCGGAGTAGGCGGCGGCGCCAGCACCGCGCTTGCCGCATCGCGGGCGTCGGCGTCTGCCGTAGCGTCCCCGCTGATCACGGCTCGACCTTCGGAGTCTTGCGCGGACGGCCGCCCTTCTTGCCGTTGGCGCGTGCAGCCGCTGCCTTCTTGGCCGATCTCGACCGGCCACCGATGCGCCCACCAATTGCGCCCAGTATTTTCGCAGCCTCTAATGCGTCCAAGCAGCACCAGACACCCAGCCAACCGCCTGGTTGGATCTTACAGGTGCAGGTATCCTAATCCGTTTTCGGTAGCGTCAAACAGATTATTCAGACGCTACAATGCAATGGGCATTCTCCCTGCCTGGCCATGCCCCGCCATGCCCTGCCCAGCCTCGCCCTGCCACGCCGAGCCTTCTCCTCGCCTCGCAGCGCCTTGCCAAGCCAGGCCGAGCCTTGCCATGCCGCGCCGGGCCTCGCCCCGCCATGCCGCGCCGGGCCTTCTCCTTGCCTAGCCGCGCCTCGCCTTGCATCGCCTCGCCATGCCGCGCCTCGCCGGGCCGGACCCTCTCCTTGCCTCGCCTTGCCGGACCTAGCCCTGCCCAGGCCAGCCATGCCGCGCATTGCCTAGCCTCCTCCTTGCCTCACCTCGCCGTGCCGTGCCGATCCATGCCGAGCCCCGCCGGGCCTAGCCCAGCCCCGCCGCTCCTCATTGAATCTTCAACCGCCCTCAATCCGCACAGAAGGCTTGGGGGCGGTTAGTCGGACGTTGTTCATGGCGGCCAGTTTCAGAGACCAGACCTTGACGTTCTGCTCATGGTCGGTCTTTTGTATCTCCGTCAGGTGGTTGACGCGCACGTTGCGGCACAGCCGTTCGTGGTTGCGCCTGATGCCATCCTCATGCTTCGCGGCTGCGCGGTCGTGATAGACGGCGGCCTCCGCGTCGGTGTTGATGTGCACACCCCCCTTGCGCTGGCAAACACTCAGCGGATCGTTCGAGGTTTCGCTTTCGTAAATGATCCACGAGACAAACATCATCATTGCGAACTGCCAGCGTTTATCGGTGGACTTCATCCCGATATATTCCTCGCACTCCATTTCCGTAATGTCTTGCCCTCTTTGCAGAGACGCCACATCAAGGTTGTATGGTGGATGCCCAGGTGGGAATACCTCGCTGGTCATCGGTTGCGGTTGATTTTCGTCCATGATACCTCCGTGTTGGTTGTGGTTCAATGCCTTCTCCTTGCCTCGCCCAGCCATGCCCGGCCGCGCCCAGCCGTGCCGCGCCACGCCATGCCGAGCCACGCCCTCTCCTTGCCTCGCCTGGCCTGGCATCGCCGGGCCGGTCAACGCCAGACACCGCCGCTTGTTTTCTGGTTACTCAATAACAAACCGCCCATAGCTGCCGCCCTTCGGCGCACCCGGTCGCCAGTCGCCGATGCCGACCAACCGGCCAGCCGCGTCAAGCGACTGGCGCACAAGGTCGAGATCGCAGACGGCAGCATCGATGCAGACGGAGAACGACGCCTTCCAGCCGTTGAAGATCGGGCGCGTGCGCATCACCTTCGACGTACCGACCTTGACGGCGGTACGATAGTGGAACCGCTCGTCCTGGCTCGCCCGCGTCAGGTCGCGCAGACCCTCGGCACTGAACTCGGCCGGGCCCTCCACGATCACGCCAGCCGACACCTGCTTGCCGGCCTTGATCTTGCGGCCACCCTCACGGATCGCGGAATCCAAGACATGGGCCGGCACGATCAGCTTGGTGCCGGAATCGCAGTTGACGTTGCCCTGCTCGTCAACCTGCAAGCGGCGGTCGGTGTAGAGCCCGGCCCACCACTCCAAGAGCGACAGGGCGGCAAGATCCTCGTCGGTCTTATTGCGCTTTGCGCTCTGTTTCTTCATCGCCTTGGCGAACTGGTTGAGCGGGTCGGCGGTCTGGCCGCAGTGCATGAGCATCGGGCCAATGCCGCTGATGGTGAACGTGTGGCTGTTGGTGGCCATGGTAGACTCCTTGCCCGAAGGCAATGTGGTGAGCCCTCTTAATACCCAAACCCCTTTGGGTTGTCAACCCCTGACCCGCTCGGCCAGCTCGGCCCTTAACTTGGCGATGGCGCAGGACATCCGATGCCGAGCTGCCGGCTGTTGCTCGATTGTAACCAGCTCTGCGGCAACGCTTGGCAGCGAATCCAGAGATGCAACGATGGACTCCACGATGGCGGTCACAGCCTGCCGGTGCGCCTCACGGGTCAGCAGCTTGCCGCGGGCAAGGTCGCGCTTGTCCTTGGCCATCTCCAACTCCACCTCGCTCTCGCGTGCCTTGTGGATCTTGCCCACACACTCCAGCGCATCACGCAAGCCCAATGGGTCGTGGATTGGGAATGGGTAGGTTGCCAACTCTGGGAACGCCACCAGCAGGGCCTCAGGGTGGTCGACCGAAGACGGGGCCGGGACGTGCGTGCGCATGTCGGCCTTCGACTGCGCCGATGCGTGCGCAGCATCGATGTTCAGGCGCCGCCGCTCCTCCCTTTGCTCTGGAGTTGAGAGTTTCCCGCTTCTACCTTTGACGCCTGACATTTGTGTGTCCTTTCATAGAAAGATAGTGTGAAAAAAAGCGCTGGGATTCGAGAGC